AACCGGGCCTTCCCGGGCGAGCACTTCGCGAACTGCCGCAAGCCGCGGCCGGACCTGACCGGGCTGACATGCGTCTGCGGGATCGACGTCGCCAGCAACATCGACATGACGGCGGCGTGTTTCCTGTTCAAGCTGGCCGACGGCTCCTACTACGCCATCATGCGGTACTGGGTTCCCGAGGAGACCGTCCGCGAGCGCGAGACGAAGGACAACATCCCCTACTCGACCTGGGCTCGCGAGGGCTGGCTGACGGTGACGCCGGGGGCGCGGCTCAACCACAAGGTCGTCGCCCGCGACATCGCGGAGTTCGACCGCCAAAACAAGATCGCCCTCGTGTGTGCGGACCCGTGGCAGATCGGCCCGATCGCGTCGATGCTCGAGGAGGAGTCGATCGACCTGAAGGCGGTGCGACCCAGCACGACCGTCATGAACGCCCCGTCGAAGATGCTCGAGGGTGAGGTGGTCGAGGGGAAGTTCGGCTACGAATCCCCGATCCTGCTGTTCAACGCGAACAACCTCGTGTGGTTCGAGGACTCGACGGGGATGATCAAGCCCGACAAGGAGAAGTCGCCGGAGAAGATCGACGGCATGGTGGCGGCGGTCAACGCGTTCGCGGCCGCCATGGAGAAGGACGCCGAATTGTCGGAGCGGCCGGCCGACGGCCCGCTCCTACAGCCGCTCTGGTGAAGCGGCTATAGGGCAAATCGGTGGCGGTTTGGAAGGATGCCTTCCATGCCACGCGCCAAGCCCCCGGCCTCCAGGCGGTCGCCGCAGAATCCGTCGACGAAGCGGCCCGCCTCGCGGCGGTCCCGGGCATCCACGCGCGCCACGATCGCGGACAGCACGCTCCTTGACCCGCTCGCGTGGGGCTCCGCATCGCAGCGGCGGGTCCACCCCGAGCTCGCCGTCCGGGTGTCGAGCGTCTTCAGCGTCTGCCGGTTCATCGCCCAGTCGATCGGGTGCATGTCGCCCCGGCTGAAGGTGCGGCTGGCGGGCAAAACGCTCGACGCGGTCCAGGGCTTCGGCGATCCGGCCGCGAGCGTCTACCGGCAGGCGGTCCACGCCCTGCGGGTGCGGCCGAACCCGTGGCAGAGCCCGTTCGACTTCTGGACCCTGCAAGCGTTTTGGACTGCCCTCCACGGCGGCGGCTTCGCCCGCGTCGTGCCCGGCAACCGGGGGGCGATGACCCACCTGATCCCGCTCCACCCGCGGCGGATGCGGACGAAGCAACTCGCCGACTACTCGCTCGCCTACGAGTGGTTTGACGAGCTGGGGAAGTGGATGCCGCTCCAGCAGAGTGAGGTCCTCCACTTCCGCTGGCTGGGCGACAACGGGATCACGGGCACGCCCCCGACGGACACGCTCGCGACGGCGATCACGATCGCCCGGGAGCTCGACGGCGCAGCCCTCACGCTCTGGCGGAAGGGGGCGCGGCCCGACTTCGTGATCGAGACCGACAAGCGGATGGACGACACGACCATGGCCCGCTACCGGTCGGAGTTCCGCGAGATGTACGGCGGGGATAACCGCGGCACGCCGGCGGTCATGATCCCGGGCCACAAGCTCGTGCCCATGCAGTCGAACACGATGGAGCAGAGCCAGTTCCAGCAGCTCCGCGAATCCATCCTGCCCGAGGTGTGCAGCCACTGGGGCGTGCCGGCCTCACTCGTCGGCGATGCGAAGGCACAGCGGTACGGCAGCCCCGAGGCCGACAACCTCCAGGCCCAGGTGTGGTGCCTGCTGCCGTGCCAGAAGCGGTTCGAGGGCGCGGTCAACCTCTGGCTGCAGGACACCTACGGCGAGAACACGTTCTTCCAGCTCGACAACCGGGCGCTGCTCCGCGGCGATTCGGTCGCCCGGGCGAACCTGTACCGGGCGCTGTTCTCCATGTCGGCCATCACGCCGAACGAGATCCGCGAGCTCGAGGACTTCCCGCTGCTCGAGGAGCCGGAGGCCGACAAGACGTTCCTGCAGCTCGGCTTCTCGACGCTGGAGATGGCGGCGAACCAGGCCCAGAAGGGGGCCGCCGGGGCCGTGGCTGGGTCGGCCGCTGGCGATGCCGCCGGCCAGGGCGAGAGCGTGCCGTCGGCGGGCGGGTTCACGCTCGGCCAGCGCGTCTACTGGACCGACGGCGACGGCGTGATCGAGCACTTGATGACGTCGGGGACGCTGGGGACCGATGGCTCGCCGTTCGCGATCGAGGCCACGCCCGACGATCCGGCGGCACTGATCCGCGTCTACCAGGGCGACCAGCCGACCGAGTTCACGGTCGGGAAGCGGGTGGCCGAACTGTCTGCCGCGCCGATGACTGCCGACTCCACGGGGGGCAACCCATGACCAGCACGATCGAACGCCGCTACCTCCTGACCGCCGACTACCCCGAGGCGATCACCGTCCAGACGCGGGACGGGGAGCCGCCCGTCATCGCCGGGATCTCGCCGCCGTGGGATTCGTTGTCGCACCTGATCACGGGCCGGACGACCAACGGTCGGCTGGAGATCCGGAAGGGGCTGAAGGGGCTGGAATACACCCACCGCCCGATCCAGACCACCCACGGCCGCGACCTCGCGATGCTGGTCGAGGATCGCACGATCACCGGGGCGTCGTTCGCGTTCACGACCGCCCCCGACGGCGAGACCTGGACGGAGGACGAGAAGGGAAACGTCGTGCGGACGGTCTTCCGCGCGACCGGCCTGTACGACATCTCCGCTGTGACCTACCCGGCCTACCCGCAGAGCACCGCGGGCATCCGCTCGCTGCCGCTCTGGAAGAACGCCCGGAGCGCGATGGCCCACCGGGCCGAGCCTCGCGGCCTCACGATCTCCCTCGACTTCGACGGCACGTTCACCGCGGCCCCCGGGCTGTGGCGGTCGTTCGTCGCCGATGCCCAGGCCCGCGGCAACCGGGTGGTGTGCATCACGCGACGCGAAGACAACGAGGAGAACCGGGCCGCCCTGCGGACCGCGTTCGGGGATCTCCACGACGAACTTGCCGGCGTGCTGCTCGTCGGGCCGGACCAGCGGAAGCGGTCGGCCGCAGCGGCCGCCGGCATTTCGGTCGACATCTGGGTCGACGACTACCCCGAGGGGATCGTCGAGCCCGCCCAGGCCGGGCCAGCCCAGGCCGCCCCGCGCGGCGTGAAGGTCTCGACGCTCGCGGGCGCCCGGGCCGCCGCGGCGGCAGCCGCCGCCCGGATGCGGATCGCCCTCAGTTCCACGGAGGCCTCCCGATGATTTCCGACGCCCCCGTGACCGTCGCCGAGAACCTCGACGGCGGCCTGCTCGCGAAGATCCACGCGTTCGTCGAGGCGGCCAAGTCAGCCGCCGCCGACGGCCTCACGTGGGCCGAGTTCGGCGACCTCATGCTCGCCCTGCTGCGGCTGGTGATCGCGGGCCTCGACGTCGCCAACGGCCTGAGCGGTGCCGCGAAGAAGGCCCTCGCCCTGGAGGCGGTCGCGAGCCTGTTCGATGCCGTGGCCGATCGGGCGGTCCCGCCGCTCGCCTACCCGATCTGGGTCCTCGCCCGGCCCGCCGTGCGGGCGCTCGTCCTGGCACTGGCGTCGGGGGCCGTGGAGCAAGTGCTGCCGCTCGTGAGGCGCTGACATGCTCGACAACGTCCGGCTGCTAGTGGAGTGGGCTCCCCTGCTCGGCTACGCCAAGCGGCTGTCGGCGGCCGTGGCTGACGGCGGCCGGGCCGACACGATCGCCGACGCGATCGAGTGGCTCGCGAGCAAGACCGGCAACCGCATGGACGACGAGCTCGCCCGCCTCGTGGCGGCCGTGCTGCACACCCCGCAGGGCGCGGCCCTCGCCAGGTGGATCTCCGACAAGGCCGCAGACCTGGAGCAGCGTGGCCGTGTGCGAGCAGCTCACCCACGAGCTGCTGAAGCCGGAGGCCAAGGCGTGAGGCCGTTCGCCTTCATCGCCGCCGGGCTTCTCCTGCTGACGCTGCCGCGCGTCGAGGGGTGCCGCGTGGACACGAGCGGGTCCGCGACGGCGGCCGTCTACGTCTACGAAAAGGACGATGGGGCCGTGCCCGCCTACGTGACCGTGGCGGTCAACCGCCTCAACCGCGAGCGGAAGGTGGTCGCCACGCTCCTCGAGGCAGACACGACCGACGGCGACGGCGACGTGCCGGAGCAGTATCGCTCCGCCCTGGATGCGGCCCGCAAAGCGGGGCTACCGGCGGTCGTCGCCCTCGCGGGCCGGACAGTGATCCGGGTGACGCCGCGGCCGGGGAGTGAGGCGGCGGTGATGGAGGCCGTGCCGTGATCATCGACCCGCGACTGATCGACGTCTTCCCGATCAACGGGCACGACGGCTACCCAGCCGAGCTGGCCGCGGAAGACACGCCCGACGCCCTCCGCGACGCCTGCGGGTCCGCCTCGCGTGAGTTCCCGAAGGCCCTGTGGATCGAGCCGCGCGACTGGGGGGCGAAGGCCAGGGAGAACGACGCGGCCGGGGCGTGGGGAATGAACTACGTCGATCGGTTCACGAACCAAGACCCGACACACGAATGTACCTGCCACTCCCTCCGCGTGAACGTGGAAGCCGCCCGCAACCGGGCGCGGGGCGTGAACTACGGCGGGCCGCGGAAGGACTACCGCTACCCCGAGTCTCGCGACTTCGGCTCGGTCTGGCTGTCGCCGCTGTCCGTCTACGCCGAGGCCAACCCGCGGCAGTGGGGCGGGGCCAACGTCCGGGCGGTGCTGGAGATCGCCTGCCGTCGCGGGATGCTGCCCGAGACGGTGCAGCCATACGACTACCAGTTCCGCCACGCGATCCACGGCACGACCGGCCGGGGCGGGTTCAACCAGGCCCGCGGCCCGTGGACGCCGGTCTCGCGGTTCCCGGCCGGGTGGGAGGAGACGGCCCGGCACTTCCGGCCGCTCGAGGTGATCTTCCCGGAGAGCTACGAGCAGGCGGTGTGCCTCGTGCTCCACGGCTACGTCGTGAGCGTGGGCCGCAACGGGCACGCGGTGCCGTGGGCGCGGTGGATGCCCGACCAGCGGCTCATGGCCTATCCGGATTCCTACGACATCGTCCGGTACGACTCCGAGCGGACAGCCCGATCCGCATGGGAGGGGTCGTTCACGGTCGCGAGCGTGACCCTCCCCGATGACTGGAGCCGGCCTGCCGGGTGACCATGCGATCCATCATCCTCACGCTCCTCCTGGCCGCGACCGCCGCGGCCGCCCCGTGCGACAACTGCCACGGCGACCGCGTCGTTGGCCCCGGCCCTGTGCGGTTCGCGTGCCCGGTGTGCGATGGTGCCGGGCAGCTGCCCGACCCGCCGCCCCCGGCTCCAGCGGTGGCCGCCGCCCCCGGCCCCCGGCCCGCCGTCTGCCGGATCGAGTGCGGGGCCGGCCCGGCAAAGGACTGCGGGTCCGGCGTGCTCGTCGAGACCCGTGACGGCCGGGCAAAGGTGCTCACGGCCTGGCACGTGGTGCGTGGCAACCGGGACGCGATCACGATTCGCTGGCCTGACGGGACAAGCGGCCCGGCCCGCGTGGCGTCGTGGGATGCGGCCTTTGACCTGGCGGTGCTCTCGACCGCGGCCCCCGCCGCCGCCCCGGTGCCGATCGCGGCCCGGCCCCCGGCCGTCGGCGACCGGCTGACGCTCGCCGGATACGGGCCAGTGCCGTTCACCTACCGGGAGGCGAGCGGCGAGGTGACACAGTTCCTCGGTCCGACGGGCCGGCACCCCATGCACATGCTCGAGGTCCGGGCCGCCGCCCGGCAGGGCGACTCCGGCGGGCCGATCTTCAACGCCCGCGGCGAGGTGGTCGCGGTGCTGTGGGGCTCGACCGGCGGGCTGACTGCCGGGAGCCACGTTGCCGAGATCCGGCGGATTCTGGGCCAGCCGGTGGCGGCCGCCGTCTGCAAGGACGGGAGGTGCGACCGATGACCGACGCCGACTACGTCTGGGCCGAGCTGGCCCGCCACCCGATCCGCCGGGCGATGCTCGGCCGCGAGCGGTGCGACGAGATCACGGCGACTGCGGCCAGCATGTCGCCCACGGGCCGGGCGGCTGCCGCCGCCGGCCACGACCGCGACGACATGCGGCGGCTCTGGGAGGGCCGCGTCCGCGACGAGTACGCCCAGCGGGCGGGCTTCGCGTTCATGACGATGCTCCTGTGGTGGGCCATCGGGGCAATCGTAGAGGCGCTGGTCAGGAAATGGTGGGAGGAGCACACATGACTACCGAGACGATCGAGATCGTGCTGCGGACCGCCCGCGAGTTCGGGGTTCCGTTCATCGTGCTGGCCGTGCTGCTGTGGCTCCTCCGCGAGGCCGCTCACGCCATGCACCGGACGGTCGTGATTCCCGTGGTCGAGGCCCATTCGACGTTCCTCCGGCAGACGACCGCCACGCTGGAGGGCCTCGGCCGCACCCAAGAGCAGCAGGCCGACACGCTCCGCGAGTTGGCCGCAGGCCAGCGCGAGATTCAGTCGGCCATCGGGCGGCTCGCGTGACCGGTCGGCAGCGGTGAGATTTTTTCCAGACGGCCTATAGGGCAAATCGGTGGTGCCTTCATAGGTTGCCGTTCGCGAGATCGACATCGACCACGCATCAACTCCAACCGAGGTAACCATGCCCAGCCCGAAGCTTCGCCTGCTGACCGACGAGAGTGTCGCGGTCGAGAACGAGATCAACGCCCTCCGCTCGCTCGAGCCGAAGGATGATGCCGACCGCGAGAGCATCGAAGGCCGTCTGGCCGCCGCCCAGGAGCGGGCCGCCAAGATCGCCGCCGAGGCCAAGCGCGAGGG